CCGGGGCGGTTATTGCAGATCGTATACGGGTGCCTTATTTGCCACGGCTGGAATGACCCTTGATGCTACTTGGTCGACAATTGGAACGAACTACGCTCATTTGGATAACGCTACGTCAGCGTCTGCTAAAGTTTACTGCAATTTTGACAAAGACGACACTGGCATTATTATGGAGGCTGGTGGCGCTGTGCATGGTTTAATTTTGTATATTCACAATGAAACATTGTATTTTCAATGCGGTGAGAGTGCAACTGCTGGAGGCGACTCAGATACTGGTGAAGTTTCATATACTGTAACAAACACAACCGCTCAAGATTTTATTATTGAATGGTCTGCGGATACTTCTGGTTGTGCTTTGTATGTCGATAAAACCTTGATCGGTACGGATGTATTTTCAAACTCCGTATTATCTGGCACTAATGACGGAACAATCGGGCAAGTCGAAAGCGCCGTCGCAGTCAATAGGGGTTCAAGCGGTTCATTTACCGGAACTGTAACAAAGGCGGAAATCTTCCTTGGAGAAGTAACTTCCGACGTGAGTGGATTGTAAAGAATAACTGCGTAGGAATAAATAAATTCAATGTTTCTTTTAAAACAACTTATAGGATCTGGATTTGACGTATCATCTGTACCTGATACGAGTCTCGACTCAGATGTTTTGTTATATGTTCCATTCACGGATGCGGATTCTTCAACGACCGCTGATGGTTATGTGCTAAGTGGTGGAACACACACATTTACATCTGATGTTTTTAGTGCTGCAGGAAATGCGATAATAAACACAGATCAAACCAAAATGGATAGTTCGTCAACGGCTGGATATAGTCCTGCGGGACAGAAGGCCGATGGTTGGGTCTTAGACAGTACAATCTCGACAGGTCTGGAAGTTGGATCTTCTTCTCCATTGAGTATTCAGTTTTGGTATTACGCTTCAAATGCAGGTACTGGCAGCTACGCAAGATTGCTTTCTTGGGGTGGTTATCACGTAACGGGGACGGGGGTTGAAATTGAAACTGCATCCACTGATTACGATATGTTGAGATTTTATGAGTTTACTGGAAGCGGTAATAGCAGGAGAGCCATCGGTAGCAACTTCCAGTTAAACGCGAATGCTTGGAATCATATTTACTGGGCATTCCAACCAAGTGGAAGTTCTTACGTTGGTATCAATGGTACCATAACCGAAAAGTCTGGTTCTTATATTTCCAATTTTGCTCCGATAGTAGATTTACATTTGTTGAAAACGCCATCGTCAGCTGATGATGCATTAAAGGGTTACATACAAGAATTTATCGTAAGAGACACAGTACCATACACAAGCAACTTTACACCAACAACAACTCCCTTATTATAATATTAAAAATGAATATGAAAAAACTAACTATATTATTTTCTCTGATGTTCGCGTCAATCGCCTACGCTCAAGAGATCAATCTAACATGGAACGATAACTCTGACAACGAGGATGGTTTTGTTATTGAAAGAGGAACTGATAATACGACCTTTAATCAAATAGCAACGGTCAGTGAAAACATCAACTACTACACTGATACTGATATCACTCTTGGTCAAACATACTATTATCGCGTCTATGCGTATAATGAATTTGGAAATTCTTCATATACCAATACAGCGTCGATTTATGCTGGAGTACCCGAAGCACCTTCAAATCTTCGAAGAGGACTACCCGAAACAGTATCTCGTATCTTTAGGGGGATATTTCGAAAAAATCTCAAGGGAGATTTTAGTAGTTCATAATAGTATAAATAGAGAATATGGCAACACCGGCAACACGACAACAACACATTGACTATTGTCTTAGGGCGTTAGGTCATCCCGTGATTGAGATCAATGTGGATGATGATCAGCTCGAAGATCGAGTTGATGAATCACTTCAATTCTACCAAGAGTATCACAGTGATGCGGTTGTACGTAACTTGCGAAAACATGTTCTCACACAGGCCGATAAAGATAATGGTTATATCGAAATACCAAACTCATCCAATATCTTTACGATCAATAATGTCTTTACGATCACAACGGCTCAATCATCGACAAGCATCTTCTCAGTAGATTATCAAATTCACTTTAACGACATCTTTGATCTTGGTGGACCTTATGGTGGAATTATGAACTATGAGATGACAAAACAATATATGTCTCTTGTGGATCGTAATATCAATGGTATGTACGAGATGATCGAGTATTCTCGTCATAAGAATCGCGTAAATTTCCATGCCAATGTTTTGAAGGATTTGGATGTTGGACAATATGTGATTTTTGATGGATACGAAGCTATCGATCCGGATACGTACACCGATGTGTGGAATGACATGTTTCTCAAAAAGTACACAACCGTTCTCTTTAAGAAACAGTGGGGACTCAATCTCATTAAGTTCGAAGGTATGCAACTTCCGGGCGGAGTGACTTTCAATGGAAGACAAATCTTTGACGACGCAAACACCGAGATCGAAAAGATCGAGGAACAGATGCAGTTAAGATACGAAGCTCCTCCACACTTCTTTGTAGGATAATATGTCTCCTCGTAACGTATATTTTAGTCACGGTACCACAGCCGAAAAGCGTCTCTATGAAGATATTATCATAGAGTCTTTGAGAATCTATGGACATGACGTATACTATATTCCTCGTAAGATAGTCAACACAAACGCAATCTTCAATGAGGATGCATTGTCGGAGTTTGGTGACTCCTATATGATTGAAGCGTATGTTGAGAATATTGATGGATTTGCGGGCGATGGTGATCTCTTAAGTAAGTTTGGTGTCGAAGTACGAGATCAAATGAATCTCATTATTTCGGATCGACGTTGGCAGGATCTCATTGGAAGATTTCAAACCGACGAGGCCTCCGCTCTTCGCCCCAAAGAAGGAGATCTTATCTTCTTTCCAACTGCGAATGGTCTCTTTGAGATCACCTTTGTTGAAGACGAAACACCGTTCTATCAGTTACAAAATCTTCCGACATTTAAACTTACATGTGAACTCTTTGAGTACAATAATCAGGCAATTGACACAGGTGTCGATGCGATTGATAAGTTTGAAACTGAGTTCGCAACAAGAACGAAGCTCACCTTGGGTGCTGGATCGGGTACGTATAACATTGGAGAAGATGTTACTCAGGGTCTTGGAGATAAGAGTCCACAAACAGTTATCACAGCCGAAGTTGCGGCAGACAGTGATTCTCCGGCAGATGGATCGGGTTATGTTGTTGTTTCGAGCATTACCACATCCTTTGACTCACCGGAACGAAGCACAACTCAGTTCTCAATAACCAGCGGAAGTGTTGGAAATCTTGTGGGAGCAGAGTCTGGCGCCTCTTATGCAATCACCTCAATTGATGGATTCACTACAATTGATGATAACGATTCCGACGCACAGAACGTAGACTTTGAAACGATTGGAAACAATTTTATTGATTTTACGGAAACCAATCCCTTCGGCGAAATTAACGTAACGACTTAAGATGCTCAACGGACAATACTTTTACAATCAGACCATGAAGAAGGCAGTTGCCGTCTTTGGAACGATCTTTAATAACATAAAGATTGTTCGACAGGGTGGAAGTATGGAAAGAGTTCCTTTGGCTTATGGTCCAAAGTCAAAGTTCCTTGCTCGCATCAATGCGGATAGAGATCAAGCCGAAAAGAGAAGTATTGCAATTAAACTTCCAAGAATGGCGTTTGAGATTACTTCGATCTCTTATGATACGACCGCAAAACTCAATCGAATGAATAAGAGATTCTTTCCGATTGATGGAAGCAGCGTCAAAAAGAATACCGTAATGCAAAGTGTTCCCTATAAATTGGGAATACAGTTGAATATCCTTGCAACAAATCAAGACGACGCTCTACAGATCTTTGAACAAATTCTACCTTCTTTTACACCCGAATACACCATTGCGATAAAGAATATGGAGGGCCCGGACACCTCAACCGATGTGCCGATTGTTCTCAATGGTGTTTCTTTTTCGGATGAGTACGAAGGATCTTTTGAGACTCGAAGAACTTTGATTTATACGCTTGACTTTGAGATGCGTGTTCGATTTGCCGGAACAACATCCGAAGGTAAGATCATTCGCATCGTCGATACTTACTACTACAGTAAGTTATTGGATACTGACGATAGTCCAACGATTAAGACTTCGAATCCGGTTGGAGAAGAGAATGTTAGAGTCGTGGCGGATGACGATGGATCTCCATTCGATAGTTTGGATAGTCCATTGGATATAACAACAACATTTGGTTTTGATTATGCCTCACCGTGATAAAAATGAGATTGTTGCTGCTTTAGAAAAAAACCTTCCGGTAGTTCCAAAAAAGATCAAATCAACCGTTGATCAGGGGCAGATCAATAACGACACCGAGGATGATGTAGAGTATTCTCGGGAAAAGATGAAGGAACTGATCGATATGAGTTCTGAAGCCATTCAGAATATGATGGCACTTGCTTCAGAAACCGAACATCCTCGTGCGTTTGAAGTTCTTTCCAACATGATTAAACAGGCATCCGAGATGTCACAGGATCTTGTTAAACTTCAAAAGACGCGAAAGGAAATCACACAATCCAAAGAAGAATCAAACGGAAAAACCACAAATAATGCGATCTTTGTAGGCTCAACGAATGAGTTACAAAAGTTTTTGAAAAACCGTGATACTGATGAATGAAGTAGGCGGATACCTTGGTAACGCTTTAGTTAAGA